ATTGGCGTGACTGGAGTTCAGACGTGTGCTCTTCCGATCTCAGGGCGCGGCCACGGCGAGCGGCACTCAGGGCGCGGCCACGGCGAGCGGCGATCAGGGCGCGGCCACGGCGAGCGGCACTCAGGGCGCGGCCACGGCGAGCGGCGAGTACTCCGTAGCTATGGCGTCAGGGTGGCTAGGCAAGGCGCGAGCGTCCGCTGGGTGCGCGATCTTCTTAGCGCACCGCAACGACGACGGCAAAATCCTGCACGTCTTCGCAGGTATCGCCGGGCGCGACGGCGTGAAGCCTGATGTGTGGTATCGCCTAAGCGATGATGGCGTCCTCACTGAAATTGCCGACCAACAGGGGGGCGCCGCGTGATGCCCGCCCCTCCCCCAGCCGACTTAATCGCCCGTCTCCGCGAGCACGCCCGCGACATGGGTGACAGCGAGGTTGCCCGCAAGTTCATCGAACAGTGGGGTGCGCGATGAGCGTCACCGTTGACGACCTGGGCAGGCTGACGGTGCTGACCATGGCCGTTACGCGTGACCTGATGGCCGCAGACGCGGAGGTCGCCCGGGCTCTGCGATCTTGCGCCAGGATTGGCGACCCGCTGGAACAGTTGCTCACCGCCCTGAGGGTTCCGATGAGCAACCCCGAAGGGCTCCCGATGCACCACACACGGAGGACCGCCTGATGCCCGTCCAGATCACCAACCACGACACCGGCACCGCGACCGTCATTGCCCCGGCTCACTTGTGGAACGCCGTCCTGTCCAGCGACCACGCCGACATGGAGGCCCACCGCGACGGCACGCTGAGCGTGACGCTGCCGATTGGTCGGGCCGACGACGTTTACCGGACGCTCGACCGGGCGGTTTGAGCGACATCCAAATCAGAAAGGACGCCACCAATGGACCTCAAGCAGATTGCCGACGCTATCCGCGACAGCCACCCGACTGCAACGTCAGTAACTGTTTTTGTCAACTACCACGAAGTGACAGTCGAGGTCGGATACCGCAAGCCGGAAAAAGGCGTGACCTCCATCCGCAGGCTTAATGGGGATTGGGTCAAGGATGGTGACGCCTGACAGCCCAGCCCCACCCAGGCCACATAGGCCCCACTGCCCGGACCTGCGCGACAGGTGGCCGGGCTTTCTGGGTAGGTGCGGCGGCGTGGAAAGCAGACACGCGGCGATTACGGCCAAGCCATAGCGGGGCAATCGGACCGACGCAAGATCTAGGACGTGGCGGATAAGTCGGACGGTGCCATCACGAAGCCCCCACGAAACAGCCGGAGTAGCGCCCGGCCCGCACCCAGCCCCTTACCCCGCGTGAAAACGGGGTGGGGCTACAGGGGTGCAAACAGCCAGAGGGGCAATCGAATGAGTGACGTTGCAGAGCGCGTGAAGAAGGCAGTGGTGAGCGTCCTTGGCGTCGATGAGTCCAAGGTCACGGATGGCGCGTCCATCACCGACGATCTCGGCGCCGACAGCCTGGATACCGTCGAGATGGTGATGGAGTTCGAGGCCGAGTTCGGCGTGGAGATCCCCGACAACGACGCCGAGAAGATCGTCACGGTGAAAGATGCCACCGACTACATCGCGGCCAAGGTTGCAGCCAAGGCCGCCTGACCACCAACCCGGCGCCGCAGCGGACCATCTGCGGCACACCACCCCGGCCGCTTCGGCAGCCGGTCGAGAGCCAGTCACCCCCCTGCTGGTAGGCGATTCCCCGGCGCCACGCTCGACCGGCTCCCCAAGCGGCTCAACACGGAGACACGCAATGCACATCGCACCGACTGATTATGCCGCCACGCTGCGGGCCTACATCACCAACACGTTGCACGGCCTCAAGCTGGACACCGCCGACATCGCCGCCGAGGTGCGCCTGCACATGCCGCGCGTGACCGACAACGAAGTGGGTGGCGAACTGTACCGCATGGCTGCCAAGGGGCTGGTTGCGTACCGGGCTGCATCGGCGGAACGGCTGGTTTGGAAGCTGGCGTTGCCGAGAGTCGCCGCACGATGACCGCGACGCTACCGCACGAGGGCTCCTACGAAGTCCCGCATGGCCCTGACGGCTTCGTCCTGTCTGGGTGCTGGGTGGACTACCGCGCCGCCGTTGATGGCGATGCGTCGGGGCTTCTGGTGGCGGTCGTGACGGTGCGGGTGACGGATGGCGCGGTGGCGCGGTGGGTTGACCCTCCGGGTTGGATGCGGGCCGGGCTGCTGGCCTACGCCCAAACTCAGGCCGAGACAGACCCGCAGCTTGCCGACGACATGCGCGAGGCCATTGAAGGGCAGGCGCAGGATCAGTATGCGGCCAGCCGCGCGGCAGCAGAGTGAGGCGCCCATGTATCCGTGCCTGCAACACCGATGGCACCCGGACGCGCTGGAGACAGCCAGGCTGCTTGTCACCGAGGGGTTGAGCAACAAGGAAATCGCCAACCGGTTCGGGACTGACCCGCAGGCAGTCAAGGAGCACCTACGCAATCTATTTCGCCATGCACGAGCCAGGAACCGAGCGCATTTCGTCGCGCTGTGCCTGGGGACTGCAACCAAAGACGGAGGGGAATGAACATGAACAAGACCAACGACGGTGGGGCGGCTTTTCCGGCTCAACCCATCTACGGCTATCCGGGCGGCGCAACGATTACCACGGCGCAGAACGGCATGTCGCTTCGGGATTGGTTCGCCGGGCAGGCGCTGGCGGGACTCCGCGCCGCAGACGCTTCAGACGTATGGAGCATCCAGGATGCAGCGAGGGTGGCCTACGCGCAGGCCGACGCCATGCTGATCGAGCGCGCGAAGGAGGCCTGGCAATGAGCAACGAACCGAGCAAGGCCGCGCTGGATGCTGCGACCGCCGCTGTGGTCAATGCGGGCTACAACCCGGCTACTGCGGGGGAGATTGCCCGCATCGCAGTGTCCGCCTACGCCGCGAGCCAGCAGCCCGCCGCGCAGGTGCCGGAGGATGTGGCGTGGTTGGTGGAGTTTTGGGCGGAGAAGGCCAAGCCCTTGGGCGCAACGGAGGATGCCCGCCGCATCTGGCCGCAAGACGCTGCAAACGTTGTTGATACCATCACCGCCCTAGCCACCGAGAACGCGCGGCTGCGGGATGCCATCAACCGCGTGATCGCCGTGGCCGATTGCGACCTCGATGAGCATGGCGTGTGGACGGGCCAGCCGCATGAAGCTGTTGCGCAGATCGTCAAGGAGCGCGACGAGGCGCGGACGGCTTTGCGGGATTGCCGCTACAGGGCTTTAACGGACGCGATGAATGCGGTTGCGCACCTCGTGGACCCCGCCAGTGACCCGAAGTGGCCCATCAGCCCTGCCGCCGTAGCGATCAAGGAACTGATCGACGCCCCCGACGCCCCCGACGTCATCGTCGCGCAGGAGGCCGACCATGGATAAGCCGCGCGAAGGCGAGGCCTGCAACGGGTGCGGCGTCTGCTGCCAGGAGGAGGTGTGCAGCATCGGCATCAAGATTGCCGGGGACGTGCCGGCGCCATGCCCGCTCCTCAAGCACCACGACGGGCGCCATTGGTGCGGCGCTGTCGAGGCAGAGGCAGAGGGCGATCTGCCGCCCATCATCCGCACTACGCTCGGCATTGGCCTGGGCTGCGACAGTAGCGACGACACGGAGGCCGACAGTGCGTGACCCGCAACACGCCGCCCGCATGAGCGAGGCGACTTTCCGCAGCGAGGACGGCAGCCACATTGAGACGCTGACCGTCGAGGCATTCCCCACCCTGGCCGTCGCCTTGGTTATCGGGATCTGCCTGATCGCAGGTCTGGCCGCCGGGGCTGTGGCTGCTTTTTATAACGGTGGAATTTGACCATGACCACGACCGCGACTGAGATCATGCAGGCAGAACAGGCAGGCGCCTTGACCGTCAGCGACAAGCCGACCACGCCGATGCAGATGATCGCCCACGCCGTCGCCAACGGGGCGCCCGTCGAGACGATGGAAAAGCTTCTCGCGCTTCAGGAGCGGTGGGAGGCCGGGGAGGCGCGGAAAGCTTTCGTCGCGGCCATGTCTGCGTTTAAGGCCAAGCCGCCGGAAATCTTTCGGAATCGGGCCGTGAGCCACGACAGGGGCAAGAGCACAGTATTCACCCATGCGACCCTGGACAACGTCTGTGACGCGCTGAATGTAGCCCTTGCGTCGCACGGCCTTTCCTTCCGGTGGGAGACGGAACAGCTTGAGCAGGGCATCATCCGCGTGACGTGCATCCTGACCCACGCGGCCGGGCACTCCGAGCGCACGGCTTTACAGTCCACGCCGGACACGTCGGGCAGCAAGAACCACGTCCAGGCGGTCGGCAGCACGGTCACGTACCTGCAACGCTACACCCTGCTCGCAGCCACCGGCATCGCCGTGCAGGGGCAGGACGACGACGGAGCGCAGGGGCAGAAGGATCAGCCGATCACGCCAGAACAGGTCGCGTCCCTTCAGGCTGGGCTTGATGAGACGGGCGCCGACATTCAGGGGTTCTGCAAGTACATGCGGGTCGGCGCCCTGGCCGAGATCACCATGTCCGGGTTTGGCCGGGCCGTCGCCGCCATCGACGCCAAGCGCAAGAAGGCAGGTTCGGCATGATTATCCACGACTGCGAACAGCGATCTGAGGCGTGGTATGCCCTGCGCCTCGGGATGCCTACGGCCTCCGAGTTCTCCAAGATCATCACCAGCGCCGGGGCGCCGAGCAAGTCCCGCAGCGGATATGCGATCTCCCTTGCGGCCGAGGTCTACGCGGGCGGGTCGGTCGATACGTGGGGCGGGAACGTCCATCTGGAGCGCGGGAAGACGTTGGAGGAAGATGCGATCCGGCAGTACGAGTTTCTAAACGACGTGGCCGTCTCTCCGGTGGGGTTCATCACGGACGACGCGCAGACGATGGGGTGCAGCCCGGACGGAATGGTCGGGGATGACGGCATGGTTGAGGTCAAGTGCCTCAAGGCCGAGAACCACATTGAGGCCATGCTGTACCACCAGCGGCACGGCCGCGCTCCGACCACCTATGTGCAGCAGACACAGGGCCAAATCTGGATTGCCGAACGCAAGTGGTGCGACCTGATTTTCTACCACCCCATGCTGCCGCAGCTTGTCATACGACAGACCCCTGATGCCGACGTGGTTGCAGGGCTTGAGGTCGGCATACCGCTCCTGCTGGCCGAGCGGGACGAGGTTGTCGATCTGCTGCGATCTGCGTGACGACATACCCGCCTGAGTTCTGGCCGCTCTACGCCGACACGATGCGCCTGGGCCTCGACCTGGCCCGGAGCGCGGAGTCGTTGGCCGAGTGGATAGGCCAGGAAGCGGCGATGTGCCGAATGCTCGCAGTCGAGCGGCCGGATTTGGCCGAGGGGCTGCGGGCGAGGATTAGAGAGAGGCGAGAGGCGTTGCGGGCCGAGGCCGCGTAAACGTCCGTTTTTGAACAGGGAGGCCACTCATGGCCGGAACCATAGACGACATGATTGATGAAATTCGCGCCGCCGGCCTGGGCGACATCGCAACCGAGGTGGAGTTGATGCAGGAGGTTCTTGCCTTCTACGCGAACGATGAAGACCGCTTCCTTCGTGAGGATGGCGAGCCTTTCGGGAGCATCCCGACTGAGGTTGGGATGAAGGCCCGGCAGCATCGCGCCTCCTTCCAGCGCAGAGAATCCGCCGCGTCGGGCGGCTCCTGAGCAGCACCAGTAACCTAGCAACAGGGAGTTGAGACGATGACAGAAACCCAAGAGAGCATCGGCCTGTGGGCCGCCGAGACATTCGGAGAAGCCGGTAGCAACGCCCGCGTCGCCGCCCGCGCGAACGAGGAACTGGCCGAACTGTTGCGCGCCTACACCTCCGACAACATGGACAAGGTGCCCGAGGAAGCGGCCGACGTTGCCATCGTCTTGGCCCGCCTTGGCTACCGCATTGGCGCCAACGTCATGGACATCACGAGCGACACAGCCGTGGGGGAAATCAGTGCCGGAGAGGCAAACTACATGATGGCACTGTGCCTGGATGCCTTGATGGCACACGACGACACCGAGCGCGCGGCCGTTTATGCCGGGGCCACAATCTCCCGCCTGCGCAATCTTTGTGCCGGCCTCGGCGCCGACTTGGATGCTGAGATTGACCGCAAGATGGCGATCAACCGCGCTCGCGTTTGGACCAAGGACGGGACTGGCCACGGATACCACGTCCGCGCCGACAAGCTGCCGCAGGCCTCTCAATAACCCCCTACCACCGGATTTAAGTCACAAGGTTTTTCAACAACTTCCCCTTTCGAGACAGGCCAAGGAGGGCCGATGACATGGTCATGCAGGTGATGACGGCGCGCAGCGGCCGCCGCGTCGGCCTACTGCTGCGCGACGTGTGCAACCAGAGCGCCCACTCAATAACCCCCGACCACCGTCCGTTTTTGAACCCGCGCCCGGCGGCCTCCGGGCATCACAGAGGAGACGCCGCCATGGCGCATGTCTACGAAGGCCAGCCCGATGGCCGCCAGTCCGACCAGAACATCCCCGTCAGCCGCTTCCGCCCGCAGTATCGGGCGCTGACCGATGACGAGAAATCCCTGCACGACGCCATCAAGGCGAAGGCCGTGGAACTGGAAACCCTGTTCGAGCAGGTCAAGCCGGGCCGTTATCGCGCCCTCGGCCTCACGGCCCTGGAGGAGAGCGTCATGTGGACGGTCAAGGAACTGACCTCCTGACGGTGCAGGGCGGGCTTCGGCTCGCCTCACCCACAGCACCGGAGTAGAGAGACGATGAGCGACGACAAGACCAAGGGCCTTTACGGCAAGTTCCGCATCGAGCGTGTGGACGGCAGCAGCGCCCCCGGCGGCAAGCATGAGGGATGCGACTACTTCGTGCTCGACCTGACGCACGACCCGGTCGCCTCTGCTGCGCTGCGGGCCTACGCCGATGCGTGCCGGGCGGAGTACCCGCTGCTAGCGGCGGACCTGGACGCCAAACTGCCCGGCGTAAGCGAGGTACCTACAAGCGACACCGAGCGCACCGACACTATGTGGGCGACGATGGAGCCCGACGTCTACGGCGGCGACACCCACGACCAGATCGTCCCCCGCTGGCGCATCTACGCCGATGGTGACAAGGATGCTGACCACGAGACCGGCCCCCTGGAACTGCTCCCGAGCCGGTTTCCTCCCGGCACTAAGGTCACGGTGGAGGAACCTGTGTGCCCGGATTGCGGGGCGCTGCGAGAGCCGCACTGGCAAGACAATGAGCAGACCTACGGCGGCCCGTGCGACTGCGGCTTCGATTGGGACGGCTGGGTGCTCGACCAGTTCTCATAAACCCCCGTTTCCGCGCCGGCCGATCATGTCGGTGACGCCACCAATATGATCGTGAGACGGCCCCACCGCAAAACCTGCCTCGCTATGCAGTCGCAAGCCGAGGCCCCAACGACGGAGATTTGAGACAATGGCGGTCATCATCAGCGCAAACAGCAGTCGTTTGGACGACGGACCCCTGGCTCTCGGAATCGAGCGCTTCGAGGGACCGAATGGCAAGAGCCTTTGGCGGCTTAAAGTCAGCCGCTATTGCGGCGGAGCGCCGTTGCTGGAGCAGGACCTGACCACCGAAGGTGCCAGGGCTCTGCGGACGTTCGCTGATCGCGCTCTGGAGGCGCTGACCACCGATGGCGGGCGGTCCACTGCCACCACCGACGCCTGACCCACACCAGCGAGGACACCATGTGCAATTACCAACTAGGCACCATCGAATGTCGCGGTGACGGCTATCTGTGGGACGCTGACTGTGACGGATACGCCCCCAACGAAGCCGACCATCCGTGCCCATCGTGCAACGTCCAAACCTTCTTGCAGCGGTCCAAAGAGGACGCTGAGACGACCAGTGAGTGGTCCACCATGACGGCGCACGGCACGGGCGCGGACATCTGGCGCTGCGCTGTTGCGACCGCCGAGCGCGAGGCCCCCGACGATGCGGCGGCTGCCCTGCGGAAGATCGGCACAGTGCTCGCCCTGGCAGGCGAGGATGGTGTCGTGCCGTTCTGCTACAGCCAAGCTGGTGCATAAACGAGCGAGGACGCCAGCATGAGCATGGAGTGCAGCCTGTGCGAACAGGACGCCCGGGCCGGGCACGATGAAACCTGTCCCCACTACAAACGCCCGATCATCCGCCACGACGATGTGGTGCCGACGCCTGCTGATATCGCCAGCCAGATCATGCGCCTAGAGGCGGCCGACGAGGTGCACCGCGAAGCCCAGATCGTCAACATCCTGGCCGAGTGGGCGACGGACGTGGCGGTCAAGGCCATCGCCGATGGGCTCGATCACGACCACGACCACGACGCATAAACGAGGG